TACAAACAGCCGGCATTGTTGAAACTAAACTTGATATAGTTGCAGCAATTTCAGATGAAGTAGATTCGCCAGAAGCAGCTGCCCTAGTTGAAAGATTTGCTGCAGCCTTAATGGGAAATCCATCGGAAGGTGCTAAGAAAATGATAGAATTATCATAATATGCTAATAATCGATATACGAAATTCAGAGTCTTTAGAAAGAGCTCTTAAACAATTAAAAAGAAAGGTTGCTGATACTAAGCAATTGCAACTTTTAAGAGATCGTAAAGAATTTGAAAAACCTAGCGTAAAGCGCCGTAGCGAAATTAATAAAGCAAAGTATATTCAAAAAAAGAAAGATGAATTAAACAAATGATTTTTACATTCACAGATTATTTAGCAGAAAGCGAAAAGCAGCTTGAAATTAGAGCGGCCGGCCTAGCTATTATCTGGGAAGGAAAACTTTTATTAATTCATCCATCGAACGCAAGTTGGAAGAATCAACCGTTTGGAATTCCTAAAGGTGGAATTGAACCAGGCGAAGATCTTCTAACTTGTGCAATTCGTGAAACTAGAGAAGAGACCGGGGTTACGGTAAATCCAGAACTAATTGATAAAAATGAGAAATATTTTGTATTTTACCGTCGCGGTATTCCTCACTCTCGCTGCGCTTATTTTGAGGTATACATTGAGAGTCTTGAACAAATTGGCCTTGCTTCGCCGAAAGTACCTAAAGAACAACTACAAGCCGAAGAGGTAGATTGGGCTGGATTTATTCCAATTCAAGAAGCTATTGATAAATTATCCCGTTCTCAACAGATAATTGCTCAGCGTTTGATTGAAACTATCGAATAGAGTTTGGTATAATATCTTAACAAAAACAAAGATATTTATGTCAAACGAAACTGTAACTCAAGACGAGCAAATTTTAGAACAAGTTGATCAAATTACTGATGCAACTCCAGAGGTAGAAGAGCCTCAACAAGAATTATCTGAAATCGAAAAACTTAAAGCACAAAGGCGTGGTCATTTTGATGTTCCATCAATGACTCAAGACGATCTTAAGTGGTTGAGAAATTTCCTAAAAAATAGTGTTGAATTTACTGGACCTAACGAAGCTTTCGTTATTCTACAAAATCACAACATGTTATTGGGAGAAATTGAAAACCATAAAGGCGAAGGTAAAAACTCTGAGGTTAGCCCAGTTAGATTGCCAGCTGCATGTATTGAATCTTGTTTGTATTTTCTAAACCGTGCAAAATTCACAGGTTTACACAATGCACAAGCACTATTCAAAGTTTCTTTTCAATTAAATAACGCATATGCTAAAGTTCATGAGTTAGACAAAGCAATTAAGACTTTGGAAACTCCAGCTGAGAATGCGGTACCGCAAACCGAAGAAACTCCCGCCTAATTTACTGGCGTCTTTTATATGTCAAAGGAGACCTTTTTGGTCTCCTTTTTTGTATAATAAGTATATGAATAATCTTAAATCAATCCAGGACTTTATAGAGGCAATGAACATAACTTCATCGACCAACGATAAAAAAGCAGTCCTTCTGCAATTTAGCAGCCCATATCTTAAAAAGATTTTGGAGTATACATATTCTCCATTTAAACAGTATTATGTTACGCCAGCTAATCTAAAAAAGCATTCAGAGTTATCAACTCCAAGTTATACTGATATATTCTCTCTTCTAGATGACCTGAATGACAGGCGTATCACTGGCAACACTGCAATTGCCTATGTGAATGGATTTATAGCAGAAAATTTGGAGTTCTCAGAAGTGATCTATAGTATCTTAGATCGCAACTTAAAAACTCGTGCAACTACTACTCTAATTAATTCAGTATTGCCTGGAACTATTCCAACCTTTGATGTCGCTCTAGCCTTACCATATGATGATAAGACAAAAAAGAAGGTCAAATTAGAAGATCATTGGTATATGAGCCGTAAATTAGATGGAGTTCGTTGTATTACTATAATTGATGATAAGGGAGATGTTAAATTCTTTTCAAGAGGTGGTAATGAATTCTTAACTCTAGATACACTAAAAGCCGACATTAAGAGACTAAACCTAATTGATACGGTTCTTGATGGTGAAGTTTGTATGATGAATGAATCTGGTCAAGAAGATTTTCAAGGAATTATCAAAGAGATTGGTAGAAAAAATCATACAATTAAAAATCCAAAATATTTAGTATTTGACTGCCTAACTCTGGAAGAATTTAATAGTCAAACTTCATCAACTGATCGAAAATTTAGGGACCGTATTACAATAGCTGCTCTATTATTTAGTGGAATTGACTTAATCAATACGACTATCTTAAAGCAAACCTTAATTGAATCTGAAGAGCAACTTCAAACTGAAATTACTAATTCAACTGCTCAAGGTTGGGAAGGACTAATGCTAAGAAAAGATACTCCATATATTGGAAAACGTAGCGATGAGATTCTTAAAGTTAAAAAATTCTATGATGCTGAATACATTGTAGAGGGAGTTGAAAATTCAACGCACAGAGTTATTGAAGATGGCCGCGAAGTTGAAGAAGAAATGTTAGGTAACGTTTTTATTACACATAAAGGAAATCAAGTTAGAGTTGGATCAGGCTTTTCAATAGAACAACGTCGTCAATTTTATAAAAACCCTGATCAAATTGTAGGTAAAACAATTACAGTTCAATATTTTGAAGAAACTACAGATCAGCATGGTCAAAATTCTTTAAGATTTCCAGTTATTAAAGCAATTTACGAAAAAACAAGAACAATATAATGCCAAGAATTATTTTAGTAGGACCTGGCGCATCAGGTAAAGATTTTATGCGCAAACGCCTTGAAGAAAGAGGCATGACTTACGCAGTAAGTTATACAACAAGACCTCCTAGACCTGGAGAAGTCGATGGAAAAGATTATTTCTTTTTAAGTCAAGATCAGTGTAAAGCAATGAAAGATGAAGATGAGTTTTACGAGGTAATTGATTTTAATGGATGGACATATGGAACAACCCTAAAACAATTCTATAGAGATGATGTTTTTATTATGACACCAAGTGGTCTATCTCACCTTTCACCAGAAGATCGTGCAAAATCCTTTGTAATATTTTTTGATATTGATGAAGAGATTCGTCGAGAAAGACTTGGAGAAAGAGTAATGCCAGGTCATACAGTTGATGCTAGACTGGAAGCAGATAGAGAGCTCTTTGCTGGATTTAATAATTATGATTTAAAAATAACAAACCCAAACTTTTAATATGTCAACATTTAGTGGAACCTTAATTAAGGTAGACGAAACCCAATTTGTATCAGCAAAATTTAAGAAAAGAGAATTTGTAGTTGGAACTAATGATAAGTACCCACAGTACGTAACGTTTGTTGCAATTCAAGAAAAATGTGAAATGTTAGATTTTGCAAACACTGGAGATCAAATTCAAGTTGGTTATAAATTAGCTGGTCGTAAATGGGAAAGTCCAAACGGTCAAATCAAATACTTCAATACGATTGAAGCAACTCAAATTCATGTTACAAAATCAAATGGTATTTTGGATGAACAGGACATGACTGATGATGAAATTATGAACGATCTGTTCGGTGATGCTCCAAGTACACCTAAAAAGTCCGCCCCAATTGCAGACGATGACTTACCATGGGACATATTAGATTAGTATATTATAATAAAATTTAAGAAATGAAATACGTATCAATTGATTTAGAAACCACTGGACTGGATCCACAAACATGTCAGATCCTACAGATTGGTGCAGTAATTGAGGACACAAATGATGTTAAGCCAATTTCCGAATTGCCTAAATTTAATTGTGTAATTGAACATCCTCAATATACAGGTTCGGCCTTTGCTATTAATATGAATATGAATCTTATTAAGATTATTGCCGATATGGATAAGATTCGAAAAGAAGATCGCGGAGATTATCGTAAGAAACATAATATTTTAACTCCACAAATGGTTGCAACTGCATTTGCGAATTGGTTGCAGTTTCATGGTTGTGAAGTCGATGGAGACCGAGTTGTTATTAATGCAGCAGGTAAAAACTTCGCATCATTCGATAAAGTTTGGTTGGAAACCCTAATTCCAACTTGGAATACTAAAATCAAGATTCGTAATCGTATTATTGATCCAGCTGTATTAGTTACCGATTGGAAAAATGATGAGTCTTTACCTGGTCTTGGAAAATGTAAAGAGCGAATTGGCCTTGAAAATCATGTAACTCATGATGGAGTAGATGACGCAATTGATGTAATTGAAGTTATTCGTAAAGCTACAAATAATTATCAGAATGCGAGTAATTGATTATAAAGCTGCTCTAGAAAGCATGTATATTGATATGATAGAAGAAATGTATAAACACCTTCTATCTAATAATTTTACTTGGCCAGATGATATTCCATTTGATGAAAAGGAAAAGGCTGATCTTATAGTAGAAATGATAAACTACTTTGAGGGTCAAGAAGAATTTGAAAAGTGTGAAGAGCTCACAAAAATGAAGAATCTTTAGTATATTAGTTATATGATAAATGAAACAACTCGCCTTGGATATTGCTGCATTAACCTATCACTAGATAGAAAAGTTACTGCAAATCGTGGAATGATTAAAAAAACCTTTCAGCAAAAGGGTGTGCAATATTGTGGCGAGTTGGCCCATCAAAATATCAAGGATATTCTAACTATCTTAGTATGGAACTTAGCAAATGACATCTATGTTTATCGTATGTCAAGCGACGTTTTTCCATGGATGTCAGAATATGAAATTACCCAATTGCCAAATTTTCAGGAAATTCTACCTGATATGCAGGCAATTGGAGAATTTGTACTTGCAAATAATATTAGATTATCAATGCACC